CTGCTTTTACTTGAAGATATACTTCGTTCTTTTTTGATATAATCAAATGAGACATAACCCATAAGTATCACCTATGGGTATTTATTGTCTCAGTTAAAACCTGCTTGGAAGCGATGCCATTCGATGGCATTCTTGATTTGGAAGGTTCTATTGGAAATAGTCTTGATAACATCCTCAAGAAACTTCAGCATCACATCATAATATTTGATCTTGATATCCAACTTAGTAAGTTTCTCATCTGCCTCCAGATGCCTCTGTAAGGCGTCTTTGTCTCTTACTTTGTATGGGAATGGTTCCTCATCATACACCTCTGCTGGTGCCTTTCCAGTGTAGTAGTTATAACGCTCTAGTTTCACTCTGCTATGAGTTTCTCTTGCTTTCTCACGAAGCAGGGTGATAGTGTTATAGACGGTATAATACTTGGCGTGAAGTTGAGGTATTTTTAAAGACTCATCATGTAAGTTATCAGGGTCGATCTGGGAGTCTTTGTCCCACATCTCCTGAATTTGCTCAAGGTTCATAAGCGCGTTCTGCCGTCAGAATCTACAATAACATATACAGTATACTTGAACGTTGCCTCTGCTGTAAAGTACTGTATGTCAGTTGCTGAAGTGTCAAACTCCAAAGATGTCAAGGAGACTGGGAATAGGTCTCTGAATTTTACAATGCTGTTTACTCTATAGTTGCTGTTCAGAATGGATAAACTACCATCACTAAACTGCTCCTGCATAACACCCGTCACACCATCAATGTCAGTTGTGAGGTCAACAAAGTCTTGTGTTGTTTCTGGGAAACCCAAACCAGTCAACCAATTATGAATTGACATGTAATTTGTCATATCCTCATCAACTAAGAATTTTAGTGTGAGGTCACCATACGTCAACTTTTCTCCAGGAACATCAATGTCCTTTAGATAACTTGGTTGTGAAGTAACTGCCAAACTAATAGGTGGTAGAGTGGCACTGGTGCAGAAAAAATCTACTTTTGGGTGCTTAGATAAACTAAACTGAAACCCAGTTGGTGATAGAAAGTTTCTATTTTGTATTTGATTCCTAAACTGTGAAACAGTCATTATCAGTTTTATTTGTATTTAGATAAAAAAAGGGGGTCCGAAGACCCCCGATAGATATGTGAACCGAGATCACATTAGGTTCTGAACCTTGACTCTTCTGTAGTAGCGGTTGACGTTCTGGGTAAGAGCGCCAGCACCAACAGTAGTGCCCTGAGCGAATGGGTTAGCGACCATGCCGTAGCGGGTCTTAAAGCCAATCTTGGGCTGGAAGGTGTCCTGACCAACGGCACGAACCATTTGGAGAGGAACGTATGGGCAGTAGAATAGACCAGCGTCATAAGGTGAAGCACCCTTATAACCAGCAACGTAGTACTGGTCGGCAGCGAGGTTAGCCGAATATGGGTCGATGTAGACGCGGAACTTACCAGCAAGAACACCAGCGAAGGTGTTACCGGTGTCATCAACGTTAAGGTTAGCGTTGAGGGCAGGGGTGTAGTCGAGTACACCAGCCATGGTTAGGGCGGAAGCAACGTCTGCGGAGCAGAGGATCATGTTGCCCTTTCCTCTACGAGTTCTCTGGGCGATAGCGTTAGCATCGCGCTCGATTTGGAAGATAAGACCCTTGAACTTCTCAACACTCCAGCGACCGTTGGAGTCAACGTCGAGGTCGAAAGCACCTTGAGTAGCAACGTTGGTAGCAGCGCCTTGCTCAGCAACACGATAGATGGTTCTGATGACTTCGCGGTTGATCTCAGCCAGAATCTCAGTAGAGAGAATGTTGGCGAGTTCAGCCTCAGCATTCAGACCATGGATCGCCTTGAGGTCTTGGGCGAGTTCCAATGAGTACTCAGCTTTCAGAGCACGTGACTTGGCGGTAACGGTGACCTTCTCGATCGAGAATGCCATTTCGTTGAACGCACCGATGCCGTCACCGAGGTTCTCAGCATCGTCGGTACGCAGACCCTGACCTACGCTGTAGGTAGAACCATTGATACCTGAAGTTGGGTTAAGAGCAGCAGGGTTAGTACCGACTTGACCGGTTGTACCCATACCAACGGCACCAGCGGTGAAACCGTTGGAGCGGTTGAAGTTGCTGTCCTGACCAGAGAAGGCGGAATCGACTTCATCGAACAGAGCTTCAGCGCCATCCTGAGTCTTATACTTGGAGCGCATCGCAAAGATGAGTCCAGTAGGTCCGCTCATTGGTTGAACGCCAGCGAGGTCATAAGCGACCAGGTTAGGCATTGAGCGACGGATCAGGGAGATCAGAACTGGATCGAAACCAGCGACGGTCTGACCACCTGAGGAGGTGTAACCACCGTTACCAACAGCGTTGGTGGGTGATTCGTGAAGGAATTCACGCTCTTCACGAAGAGCGATTTCTTGGTTCTCCAGGAGTTGAGCGGTTACTGCTCTACGATGGGAATCCTTGATAGGATCCATACCATCATAGTCAAGAAGGGGTGCCCACTTCTCCTGCAGATGCTCGTTTAGGGGCATTTGCATTTGATCTTTACCTCTTTTAAAAAGTTTAGTTTGAACTGTTATTATTTAGAAATCACTTTTTAGCGACTCTTCTCAGAGTATCCATGTAGGATTCCATTAGTGGTGATGCTGATGTTGAACCAGCAACCTCGGTGCCTTCAGAGATGGTCTCTGAGTGATCTCTTTGAGCGCCAGCGTTCTCTGGGAAGTATGACTTCTTCAGGGTAACTAGCTTCTCACGATAGTCTGACTCACTTTCAAACTCAACATTTTCTGCAAGAGTAGCGAGCTTGTCTTTCTGAGAAAGGGCAAGTCCTTCAGCAACTTCGGCAAAAATTACGTCAGCAACTGATTCTGCTAATCTTCTGTTTAGAGCAACGTTTCTTTCGATTTGCTCGTTGAGTTTACCTTCCATTTCATCAAGTTTATCTACCATGCTCTCGATTACATCATATCTATCTTCAGGGATGGTTACATAATGATCTTCAAAAAGACCCTTCATTCCAGCAAGGAATGATTCGGTCATTTCGGTCTTGAGACCGTGCTCAACAGCGAGAGCGTTCTCTTGGATCCACTCATCGGCAACATACTCAAGGTATGCGTCGAGTCTTTCGGTCAGACCTTCTTTGATAGTTTCAATCTCTTCTACGAGAACAGTCTCGTAAGCGGATTGAAGGTTTTCTTTGATTTCGTTAACTTTCGTGCTGATAGCAGCTTCGAAAATAGTGCGTGCTTTCTCTTGGAACTCCTCAGAAAGCTCTTCGCCTTCGAAGAGTGCTTGTACATCTTCTTCGATGCTGAACTCAGGCTCGGTTTCCTCTGCTTCGGCAACGACTTCCTCTTCAGTTACTTCCTCTTCGGAAACAACTTCCTCTTCGGTAGTCTCTTCTTCAGCAACGACTTCTTGCTCTTCATCAGCCTCAACTTCCTCAGCCTTCATAGCTTTGGCGTTTACGACATTTTTGACCTGAGCAAGGGTCTTGCCTGGAGTCTCCAGTTTGTTGGAGTCGTCGTCGGGTCTTGAGTTATCGGGGGTAGGACCACCGAGATCCTCATAAGGAATCCCGTTCGCTTGCATTGGTTCAGCAGGCGCAGCGTTTTGTGTTACTACGTTTTCCATTTCCTGTAAGTTGCTATCAGCGGACATTTTTCTTTGATTAACTTTGGTATAATCTATATTTATTTATAAATCAGAGATTTGATAAGAAATCGTTAAAGAGTTGCAACTTGTGCTCCTCAAGCATTCTCTGATCTACAAGAGTATTAATTCTCTTTTGAGTTCTCTCTGCGAGTTGCTCACGAAGGATACCACCTTCCCAAACCCACTCTTTTCCTTCCATGATTCCATTGACAAAAGCATCTGGAGCGGAAGGATCGGCAACGATATCAGCAGCAGTTGCTAACTGGAAATCTTCACCAACAATCTTATGACCCTCATTGGTCATTTTTAGTGAACCAACACCACGAGAAGAAACACCGAGTGAAACGCCAGACTCTAGAAGAGACTTGGCAATCTTACCCATTGGGGTCTCAAGAATCTGTGCCTTACCTTTAAAGTTGTTACCTTCTTGAGTTAAGCAAGTGATCTTATGTGAAACACGGTCAAGGTTGACGGTTGGACCATCGGGATGACCGAGTTCGCCAAGAGCACGTCCCTTAGCAACGAAGTTCTCGTTATAACGATTTACTTCACGGGCAAGGGTGTCAATAGGATACATTCTCCCATTGCGGTTCTTGATTTCTCCCTGAAGAAATACACCTTCGATGTATAACTTCTTATTAGCACCTTTTCCTTCGGTGATAATATTAACGTTTGAAATTTCTTCTGTGATGAGTTTCATTTGTTTATGCGGTAAATCCTACTTTTGCACCCTTAACAGTGTCAGCACTAGCAAATACACAATATGTTGGTTGCTTCTCAAGATACTCAACGGAATTTGCGGGCATGGTCATA